TCCGCCACGCAATTCTGCGAAACCGCGCCGCAGCCCTCCGCGAGCTTGCGGAAGGAATAGACCAGGACGCCCCCGATATAGCTCGCCAGCCAGGCCTCGAAATCCGTCATCAGCAGCGTGCCGCCCGCGACCCGCTTGCCGCACATCAGCTTGCCCACGCTTTGCAGGTCGAAGCTGCCCGCCTGGTTCGTGGTCGACGGCGTCCAGCCGGTTAGCGACGCCTGGTCGGGCCACTGCACGCGGCGCGGCACACCGGCGGCGCCAAGCGCGAACAGGAACCGTTCGTCGGTCACCACGACAGCGCGCGCCGTGGGCGCGCCGGAAACCGCGGCCGCGGGCGTGCCCGTGTTCAGCGTCCATTCGTAGAGTTTGCCGTCATCGGCGGTGCAGCCGACGAGATACTGCCCGAAGGTGTCGAGCGACCACACGGTCACGTCCTGGATTTGCGTCGTGTCGGATCCGGGCACGCCATAGGCGCCCGCGCCATATTTGCCGCTGCCGTAGCCGCCGCCCGCAATGGCATCGGCAATGCCGCCGGTGAATCCGGAAGGCGTGATGTCGGAGACGACGCCCGATTGCGTCATCACATACAGATGCGATTCGGTGCCGACCGCGCACCAGTTGGTCAGGCTGTTGTCACGCCAGGCGATGATGCGCCGGCCCTTGCCGGTGACGGCGCTTGTCGAATGGGCGCGCCAGCCGCCGGCCGGGCAGATCCGGCCTTCGAAGAACCGGACCAGATTGCCGTCATACCACCGGCCTTTGGATTCCCGTTCCGTGCCGTTGCGATACAGACCCGGCGGGAAGTCGAGCGAGAAATACGGCATGTCACGAAGTTTTCCACGCGATGTTCTGGCTGCTGCCGCTCGTGTTTTGCACCTGCACATTGGCGCCGGAGCCGGCGAGATCGATGCCCGAACCGCCCGTCACCTTGTTCAGCGTCTGTGCGGGCTGAATGCCGTCATAGATGCAATCGGCCTTCACCCAGTCGCCGATTCCGCCATTGACGTAGATGCAGGCGAAAACGGTCGCGATCTGTCCCTGCACCAGGGTGATCACGGTTTGCGCGCCATTGTTGGCGAGGCTGAATCCACCCGCGTTCAGGACGGCGGGCCCCGATCCGCCGCCGGAATTGGCATTCGCGGCCGTGATCGCGCCGGCGGCCTTGAGGTTGGTGTGGCCGCTGTCGATGAAGCAGGCGATAAGCGCATCGATGGCGCTCCAGTTGCCGTTCAGCTCGCCGCCCCAGGTGTCGGAATCGGCGCCCACGGCCGGCAGCGTCCAGCCAAAATTCGGCGTGGTGGTCATTCTTCACTCCAAAAACTAAATGTCATTCCCGGCGAGCATCGCAAGCGATGCGATAGGCGAGACCGGCCAAAGCCGGTCGAAGCCCCGGAAGCGCCGAAGGCGCTATCCGGGGGAACCCATCAGGCGAGCTTTGCGAGCCAATGACTCTTTTCGCTCAATGACGGATCGCGACAGCGGAAGGCGTTTCTTGCTAGGATCGCCCGCACCGATGTTTCATGTTTATGCGGGGGCGCATGGCTGACATCGCAAAAATGCGCGAACGCGTGCGCTATTTCCGCGACCAGGCAAAATGGCTGCGCAAAACCGGCGGCAAATCCAATCCTGGCGACCCCAAACTGCGTCAGCGCTTCTTCGAACTGGCCGCGGAATGCGACGCCATCGCCGACAAGATCGAACAGAACATCGACAGCGGAATCCACAAACCGTAGTGGAGAAGCGACACAGAGCGCGGGAAACAACGCTGACCTCCACTCTTTTTTCTCTCGCTTCTCGCTTCTCTTTTCTCGCTTCTCCTTCTACGCCGGCAGCGGCTCAAACCCGTGCGCAGCCGCCATCGCGGCCGCCGTGCGCACCACGGTCATCACAGCAGCGCGGTCGCCTGCCGCGACGGCTCGCCTGACGAACTCATTCAGGAACACCAGAGCGTTCTGAAATCCCGGCGGCCCACACACACCCAGAAATACCGGCACATTCGCTTTCACAAACACCGCAATCACCTCCGGAAGCTGCGCATCATCGATCGCCTCGGGACGCAGCAGAAGCAGTTGCACCATGAATTTCCGGTCGTAATGCGCCGGAATCCCGTTGTCCGCGCCCTCGCGAAAACGCAGCCGGTCCACAAAGACGCCGCTCATGTCCGGACGCCAGTCGTCAGGAAGCGCAGGCACCATGCGCCAGCCGCAATAATATTCGCGACAGACCTGCGGCCGCTGCGGATAGATCCGGCAGCCCTCCCCTTCCCGGCAATGCACGCACAGCACATGGGACGTCTTCTGCAGCTCGGGCTCGCGAACGGGCAGCACCTTGCAGCAGGACGTGCATGTTCCGCACTCGCGCGAAGGGACCAGGGGCATGGATTGCCTATATCGTCGCCCTACCCCGCCCGCAAGCAGCGGACGCCGGTGCCTTTTTCACGCCATGATTTTCATCCAACCGCCCCAAAAACATCACATCTGCCACGCAGCCACGCGCCTGCGGAACTCGTTTTCGTTACGATGCAAAAACCGTCCACACCCACGGTGCACACAGCCGTCGAATTCCGCGAGATCGCGCAGCAATGCCGGTTATTGGCGCAGTCGGCGCAGAGCGATGCCGAACGTCAGCAGATTCTGATGCTCGCCGAATGTTGGGACACCCTCGCCAACGAACGCGAAAAACTCGACGCCGTTGAGTAGAAGCGAGGCGCTGCGAAGGCTGGTGATCTGTCGCTTCTAACTTCTCACGAAATCTGCGCGCCGCTTCAGGGCCCCATCGCGCGAATGAGCAAGCGCCCGTCGCGCTTTGCGCGACAGAGTTTGTTTTCATGCGGCGCAAAGCGCCGCGGGAGGCGATTGCCGCGCGATGGGATGCGGCCAGCCAGATGTCCATAATCCTATGCCGCCAGAAGCCCGAGATTCTTCAGCGCCACGACGATGTCGCCGATCGTGTAGGCGCTCGAACCGATGCTGCCGTCGAATGTCGTGTTGACATAGACGGCCGTGGTCGATCCGGCGGTGGGAGTATGGGTGTTGCCCGACGGGCTTCCAGGCTGCGCGACGGGTGTCGTGCCGTAGAATCCGACCTTGTCGGATGCGGATTGCCCAAGCGCCGTACCGTCCGGGCATTTCTTCGAGAGTTGATCAACTGCCATTGTGCTTCTCCAGGGTAAAGGTATGTCATCCCGGAAGCCGCGCCGTAGCGGCACAGCCGCGAAGGCGGGCTATCCGGGACCCACTACGAAATTTGCTTCTGCGAACGGGTGGTTCCCGGCTCTACGCGCGTTCCGCGCCTGGCCGGGATGACAGGTTTTAAGGTCAGTTATTCGCCAGCCGGCACGCGAGCTGCGGCCGCATGGCGAGATAGCCGTAATAGACATCCAACCGCGCCGGGAACTTGTCGTTGTTGATGTCGTACTGCCGGACGATGCGCATGGAAATCCCGTCCATCACCTCGCGGGCCGCAAAATCAACGCCCTTGGGCATGACGAGATCGGCGGTGGCAAAGGTGAACGCATCCTCCGAATAGAGGCCGGAGAGCCCGTAGGACGTCGCCGCGGTGCCAACCTTGACGATGGCCTGCCCCGAGGTGGGCGAAGCGGTCACGTTCTGTGTCGCGCCCGTGGTCACGATCGCGGGCGAGATGGCGATCGACGTGCCGCTGGTCGCCACGGCTGCCGTCACCACGAACTGTTGCAGCACGCCGGTGTCGTTCTTGGTCTCCGGATGCACACGGTTGACACCGGGCAGCGTGATGATGTCGCCCACCACCAGCGTCTTGGACGAGCCGTTCGTCACCGTCACCGCAGCTCCGGTCTGATTGGAGCCGTTGATGGTGATGGTCGAAGACGGGCCGGCCACTTCGGTGCCGCTCGCCTGCTTCTGCCACAGCGTGTTCTCGACAAAATCGAACCCGCCGGTGCGGCCCATATAGCCTTCCGTGTACTGCTCGGCGATTTCGCCAGAATCCTGGAACAGGCCTTTCAGCGCGTTGACCAGGTCCACATTGTCCTGCGTGCAGAGGAGTGCCGTCCATTTGCCGGCCGGGGTCAGATTGTCCACCAGGATTTTGCGGCCCTGAAGGACCTGCAACAGCGTGACGGCGGAGGCGACGTTGTTCACCTGGTTGTACACGCTCTGCCACATGGAGAGCGCATCGGCTTCGATCCCCGCCGCGAGCACGGACATCGCCGGATCGAGGATGCGCTTGGCGAAATCGTCCAGCGACAGGGTGAGATCGACGGAGGTGAAGTTGAGGTCCACGCCCTTCTGCGTGCCCAGCGTCAGGGTGACGGAGTTTTCCGTGGTGTCGTTGGTGTTGAGCGTGGCGCCGGTCCTGACCGTGTACTGGTTGGGCAGGCGGATTTTGAGCGAGGTGCCGATCTTGGCGCCGGTCTTGGCGAACTCGTCGTCATACTGGCGGTTGATCGAGCGGATGAAGTTGAGCTTCTGATGGAGGATGCGCAGTGCTTCGCGCGTCACCATCGTGGGGGTCAGAATCGTATTGGCCATGGGGGTCTCCTAGCGCGCGCAAACCCGTGGGGGTGTTCAGCGCGCTTTGCGTTTGTTGATCTGGGCGTTTCTGCGCTTCAGCCATTCGTCGGTCGAAAGCCTGTCGGAGGCCGCGTCCACCGGGCTCACCTTGTTGCCGGTGTTGGTGGCAACGGTGGGCAGTGGCTTGACGGCTTCGGCTCTCTGAACCTTCGTGACTGCGGCGGCCTTCTGGGTGGCCTGGTGGCCCTGATATGCGGCGTGAAGCAGCTTGATCACGCGCGGGTCGCTCACCTGGCGGAGTTCATCCGCTGTGAAGCCCTGGGCGGTGGCAAACTCGTTCAGCTTTCCCGCAAGTTCGGGTGACCAGCCGGGAATCTCGCGTGCGATGACGCTGCGGGCCTGTTCGAGGCGCGCGGCGGTTTCCCGCTGTGCCGTCGAATTCCGCTCGGCGATCTTCTGTTGCAGCGTAACGGCCGCCCTGTCCCGCTGCTCTTTGGTCTGCTGGTACTGGAACCAGAGCTGGTCATACAGGGTGGGATTGTTGGCGCGAATCTGAGGCCAGTCGGCTTTCTCAAATTGCGCGATGGCGTCGTTCAAGGCCACGACGCGGGCAAACTCGTTTAAGTGCTCGGAATGGGCCCTCTGATTCTCGCCGAAGGCTTTCTGTGCGTCTTCATGGGCGCGGCGCTGATCGGCCAGCTCCTGCGTCTTGCGGGTGTAATCCGCCTGCATGAGGAGCGCGCCCCTGAGCGGCTTCGGGATCCTGTACTTCTTCCCCTCATGCTCAACCTCGTCGGTGTCGTCTTGAACCGCCACTGAATCCGATGCCGCGGACTCGCTCAATTCCGGC